AGCTATAAGGGTGACGATGCAAAGGATGACCAGCCCCTGATCCAGAGGGTGCGAAGTTTGCCCATGCGAGTGAGATTCTGAGTTCCTCGACTTGGAGGAAGAGTTCTGATCTGATGTCATCTACAGCGTCTAAAAAGAAATTAATTAAGGGTTGCATCTCTGGATCTTTATGTATGTCACCCTTACTGGTGCGAACACCTGCAGGATAATTATACATTTGGAATTCCAAAGTCTTTATATAATTAAGTGCTTGATCTATCGCTTGATCATCATCGATACGATACTCATACACTCTAGTAGGAAATATGTCATGGTGTGTCTTCATTTAAACTCACAACGCATCATTAACTCTGTAAGAAATGCCACAAGATTAATTTCCTGATCCATGACGAAGGTTGCTTTGTACTGGTACTCACCAATAACTAGCACTGCTTCTGGTATAGACTTGGGAAGCAGATATGTATAGAGATTATCATAGATCTTACGCATGATAACTTGTGGTTCATTATCTATATTAGATGTGACCCACTTCTTCATGTTAGTAAACTCACGATTCCTGAGATACCCTATAAGATCACTGATCTTAACATCACTAACCTGTGCCAAGATACCTGTATCTATTCTACCCTTAGCAGCATACCTCTGCAACTCATTAAGAGTTCTTCTAAAGTCAGGGAAATGTTTTTGTATTACTTCTGCAACTACCTTGAGTTCGAACTCAATATTTTCTTGCTCAAGTATATTATTAATTCTTTTAAGGAATGCACTTGCTAACTGTGCTTTCTCTTTACCTTTAATATGGAAATCAACTACAGAACACCTAGAGTGTAGAGGTTCTATGATTTTATTTTTATAATTACATGTGAAGATGAACCGACAGTTCTTTTGGAACTCCTCAATCGACGCACGGAGTAAGAGTTGTACGTCTGGGGTCGTATTATCTGCCTCATCCACAATGATAATCTTAGTACCTGATGAAGATGTAAGAGAAACAGTAGAAGCAAAGGTCTTTGCCTGATTGCGTACAGTGTCCAAGAATCTACCCTCATCAGACCCATTAATGACATAGTAATCTGCTCCTAATTCTTTACATAATGCCTTAGCAATAGTAGTTTTACCGATCCCTGCAGGACCAGACAACAATAGGTTGGGGATCTGTCCTTGCTCTAAGAATCCTTTAAACATTTTCTTGGATTCATCAGGCAAGATGCAATCATCCACCGTTTCGGGTCGATATTTCTCAACCCATAAAAAATCATTCATAATAAAATTAAACCCATGAAGGTTTACGATCAGGTTTCCTCAGGTAATTATCGCATACCCAAGGTTTAGATGCAATATACTGTTTGTATGCATCAAATGTTGTAATAGATGTATCATACTTCCACTGGTCAGGCATAGCACGAGTCCATTCAGTAGGATCTGTGTCCTGAGGAGGGAAGATCTGAGTACAATGTGCAATAGTTGATTGACAACTGTGTATCTTACCATACCTATGAGTATATTCATAGCATAAAGCAAGACCGTGTAATATTAACCATGTATAATGATCTTGTGCCCAGATAGTACATGGGTGGTTACGAAACGCACCCTTATCTGTAGCATAAAAACCACCAGATTTCTTAGGTAACCTACCAAAACCATGACCCCACTTCTCAGATGCAACAATAGATAACATTTGGCATGTTTCTAGTGGCATCTTGACGATGTGTTTGTCAGGTAGTGCCTGTGCTGAAGCAACAGGATCAGAGGAGGTTACAAAAATGTTCATCTACGTTTGGAAAACTTGTTGTCCATCTTTATCTTAACATAATACATTCCAATTATCCATAGGGAAAATAATAATCCCTCAAAATAACCCATGGTATTCCATGCTTCTACTGCTGCATTCATTTCACATACTCCTCATGTAATTCACACCCAATATAATGTCTATTGAGTGATTTGGCAACCCTTGCAGTGGTTCCTGATCCCATAAATGGATCAAGAATTATATCACCCTCTTTACTACCTGCCTTAATGCAAGGTTCGATTAAGTCAGGAGGGTATACAGCGAAGTGAGTCTTCATCTTACTAGGTTTGTTAGTAACAGACCAAACACTACGCTTATTCTTCTTAGGATAACTCTTAGTCAATCCAGTATGAGGGTTGAGACCAGTTCCAGGATTGTGATACTTACCACTCTTCCTGTTCCTAGTACCCCAATCCTTAGCAGGTTCTTTAATTGCTTCATTATCATAAAAATATTTCTTATTCTTACTGAGTAAGAAGATATATTCATGTGATTTTGTGCAACGATCCCTTACTGATTCTGGCATCGGGTTTGGTTTGTGCCATATAATGTCTTGACGTAGATACCACCCATCAGCACGGAGAGCAAACGCAAGCATCCAAGGAATACCGATGAGATCTTTTTCTTTGAGTCCATCTATCTTGTTACCTCTTCTAGGGCAATTGGTTGGGTGGTCTTGATCGCTAGTAGCAAGTGTTTGTCTTGCTAATGCTTGACCCTTACCAGGTCTATAGTTGTAATAACTATCACCTATGTTAACCCATAGTGTACCATCGTCAGTTAGAACATCTCTAACTGATCTGAATACTTCCACCAACTGTTGTATATATTCTTCTGGTGATTGTTCTTGACCTATCTGATTCTCTTCATCCCCATAATTTCTCAGTCCATAGTAAGGAGGTGAGGTTACACACATCCTTACTTTCTCATCGATTGTCTTGAGTGTATCTCGACAATCTCCAACTAACGTGACATCAATACTCACTATCTGGCTCCAATGCAATGAGGTACTCTAATGATGAGACATTATCCTCTGCACTTTTGCTGATTATACCTGTGAACTTGGCAACCTTACACTGGAATATGTCTAACTTATATGCTGTACATAGTTTATTAGGTCTGATAACAGTTAGGTTCTCAATCTTAAGGCAGAAACAAAAATCCTTTTCGACAGAACCTAACTCTATCTCCAGTGAGTTTGACGCACTATTACGCTTATCAGTTACGATAGCAGATAGTTTACCCTTATCACCTGTAAAGCATATGTCTGGCAACTGATAGGTAGATGCAATCCTCTGAATCTGATTAAGGTCAGATACATCTAACGTAGTTGACACAACTGGATCACCCATGTCCTGTATAGTCTCAGGAGGTTGTGTAACCATACGCTCTTCAGCATAGTAATACTTAATAAGACTACGCTTAGATGTGATGTCTACACGTTGCTCTTGGAACTCAACATCCCCATTGTCCAACGTCTTAATACTGTTAATCAGGTTACCTAGATCATAGATCGGTGCCTGTTTCTTAAAAGTAAACGCAGGAAAATCTGCAACAGCAAGTATGTTCTTGTTGTTTGAGATCGTGGAGACCTTGTTGCCTGGTTTAAACACAATAGATGGATTGATCTCTCTAAAAGAAGTCAATACTTCCATCTCATAATCTGTAAATTTCATCAATAGTTTAACTCCTGAGAGGGGATGTCGTTGATTTGCTTGTCGTCAGGATAAGTTGTTCCTGAGAAGTAATATAATAGTATAGCATAGTGGATGATTTTTAGCACGTCCTGCTTATGCTGATTCTTTTTCTTGTAACGAGATGCATACTTAATGATATTGGATTGACAGAAGTGCTCTGCTGATCCTATTGCCTCAAGGAGGTCTAAAGTCTGCACATCTTTTTCCTCGTTAGAGTAATGAGATCGGTAGGTAGAAGAAATGTAATCTTGTACCACCTTGATCGTTTCGTCTTCTCTATACTTCATTGTGAAAATCTTTCTAGTTGAGTGAGGTAAACATCGTCAGTAACCACATGCGAGAGAGCATCTCTTATGAATGGGTTCTGAACGTTGGACTGGTTCCACCAATGGACTACTTGTCTTGATCCCTTAGTGACTGGGTGTACTCTGTGTACTATACCAGTTGGGTAGGATACTGCCCACCCCATAGGTAACCTAGTATACACTGAGTAATCACCTAGTTTTAACTCCAATTCACCACCCTCATAATCATCATTAAGAAATAGAGTAGTAGAGACATCGAGTCTCTTATCATCGAGGTTAGTGATCTCGTCTGAGTGCCAGTCATAACTATCTCCTTCGAGATATTCTTTATAAGTATAACCTGATCTGTAATTGCTGCAAGTGATAATGTCATGATCACTTTCATCAACATAAGAATCAAGCACACCGTCCCTATGACTGAAACCCCTGATCTCTAAGCAAGATTTGAGGTGGTTCTTGACCACCTCAAAGTCACCTGCAAAGGATTTAATATGATTGATTTGTTTCGGATGGAGTATCCTGATCTTGTGCAGCATAAGGTGTGTCTGATAGGTCTACTTTAGCATCAATCTTGCTATAGAGTTCTAAGAATGACTCTTTAGTCTCATCGTCAAAGCGGTTGAGACATACTTTAAGTGCCTTGATGCGATCCTTAAAGATAGCAAATGCACGAATTACATGAACCAGTCTACGAGTTGAGATAACTTCATCCACTCCTCCTTCAGCGAAGGTCTTACGGATGATCTCTGCCCATGTAGTAAGATTCTCAGTGTACTCATCGTCACAGCAGTTTAATTCTGAACAATAGTTGTTGAGGATCTTCTTCTCATAACTTACATTAGGATACTCTTGCTCAAATGTCAAGGGGAATCTTTCTAAGAATGCTTCGTTCAGTACATTAGTACCAACGAACCTACCGTCATCGGATCCTTTACCCTTAGTGTTAGCAGTTGCGATAACTGTGAACCCTGCTGCAGGTTTTACATACTTACCAATCTTTTTGAGGAATACACCCTTCCCTTCGAGAATAGATTGTAAGCATAGGATCTTGTTAGAGGCGAGGTCAAGTTCATCGAGTAAGAGAACTGCTCCACGTTGGAGTGCTTCGATGACAGGACCGTTGTGCCAGACAGTGCTACCGTCCACGA